GACTACATTAAAATTAGGCGATATAGAAGCTACTTTATTTGCTAATATGAGTAATAATGAAGTTAGAAGAAGAAGAGGGTATATAAAGGATACTTTTAGAGTTACTCCTGAATATTACGATTCTAGATCAGATGATAGGCCAGGATCAAGGGTTGGAAATATGGAAGCTACACGCCAACAAATAGGATTTATGTTAAATATTCCAATAAAATTTAGAAAATGAGAACTTACAAAGTAAATAGAGTACAACATACTGTATTTGACGAATTGGATGAAGTTCCAAAAAATATAAAATTTAAACCTGATTGGAGAGATGGACAACTGGGAGATTGGGTTCTTGCTGATGACGGTTGTGTTATTCAAGTAATAAGAAAGGGTAACATGATACAGAGGAATAAGACAAGAGAATACATAGGGACATGTACTGGCACATTCCCTATAGGACCCCAAGTTAAACTAGATACTAGTAAAAGGGCTAATATTTATTCATTTGGGGGGAATAAAAGCCCCGAGAATATTCTTTTGAATCGGACCTCTATAAATAAGCGAGAATCACTTTTTGTTCAATATCTCCTTTCGGGTTTAAGGCCAGAGCAGGCATATCTACAAGCGTATCCTACAAATAATATAGGTTATGCTAAAGAAAAATCTGCACAACTTGTAAAAACTGAAAGGATAAGAACTGCTATGAAGGAAGAATTAAAACCTGTTTTAGAAGAACTAGGTGTTAATGAAGAGTATATATTAAAGGGTATAAAAAGTGAAGCTGAGTTAGCTGATAAAGCTGATACTAGATTAAAAGCTTTATTTAAATTATCTGATATAATGGATTTAGAAGATAAAAATCAAACTACAGTAACTCAAATAAGTGGAGCTGTATTTAAAGGGTTTACAGAAGATATGGTAGAAGCCGCAGAAAGGCCGAAGGAGGTTACTGATGGAAGATAAATTAATGGAAATATTTTTAAAATCAGATGATAATGATTTATTTAGTCATACTTATGATAATATGAATCCTAAGAAAAAAGCAGAAACAGACCTTATAGCTAATGAAGCTTTTAAAGAAATGTTTGATTGGGACAGAAAATTAAATCCTAATATAGTAGGTGAAAAAGGTTTTGAAGAATATATTAAAACTATAAACCCAGAGCTTGTTAAGCAAAGATCAGCAAAAACCAAAGGGTATATTGGTACATCAATTGATGTTGACCATTCGATATGGGAAACAGATTTTTCTAAAAGTTTAAAAAAGGTATTAAAAAAATACGATAATAATATTGAAAAAATGAAAGAATCTATATTAAAAGTAGATGAAACTATGGAATACGTTCAATCTGGAGCAATGAAAAAAGATACTGAAGAAATGAATAAAAAGGTTATGTTTGATGATGCTTTTGATAATATGAAAAAAGCTGAAAAAGATTTAGATTTATATGGCTAATATAAATAAGCATAATGTTAGTAAGATGGAAGAACAGCTTCTTCTTGCTAAAAATGATATGATTGCATTTGGTAAATTATTTTTGCCTGATGATTTTATGAGGAGCGAGTCTCCTTTTTTTCATTATGAAGTATCTGATGCTTTAATAAATGAAGATTTTAAACAACTTGCTGTTATATTACCTAGAGGACATGGTAAAACAGTATTAACTAAATGTAGTATATTGCATGATTTTGCTTTTGCAGAAGGTCCTTTATTTTATGGGTGGGTTGCTGCAAGTAGTAAAATATCAGTACCTAATTTGGACTACATTAAATATCACTTAGAATTTAATGAAAGATTTATATATTATTTTGGTGATTTAAAAGGAAAGAAATGGACAGAAGATGATATTGAACTTAAAAACGGCTGCAAACTTATTAGTAAATCAAATCTTTCAGGTATTAGAGGAGGCGCAAAACTCCATAAAAGATACGATCTCATTGTTCTCGACGATTTCGAAGATGAAAATAATACCGTTACACCAGAGTCTCGTTCTAAAATCGCGAATCTTGTTACGGCAGTTGTGTTCCCTGCTTTGGAACCTCATACTGGGAGGCTTAGGATTAATGGCACTCCCGTTCATTTTGATTCTTTTATTAATAACATCCTTATTAACTTTGACAAAGCAAAAAAGCAAGGTAAAGAAAAAGAACATAGTTGGAAAGTAATTACATATAAAGCCATTTTACCTGATGGTGGTTCTTTATGGCCAGGATGGTTTGGTCCTAAAGAAATGGATAGAAAGAAAAAGTTTTACGCAGATTCTGGGCAACCTCAAAAGTTCTATCAAGAATATATGATGGAAGTACAGAGTGCAGAAGATGCTATATTTACTAGAGATCATATTAAATATTGGGAAGGGAATTATAGATATGATGAAGAACAAGATATATCGTATATACATTTTGATAATGGAGATGTTAAACCGATTAGTGTATTCGCTGGTGTTGATCCCGCTACAGATTCTGAGCGCAGGGATAGTGATTTCAGTGTTATTCTGGTTGTGGGGGTTTGTCCTGATAATAACGTTTATGTGCTTGAGTATCTTCGCAAGCGTTCATTGCCTGTTCTTGGGATACCAGGAATGGACAGAAAGGGAATCGTCGATTACATTTTTCAGTATAATGCTCGTTATAAGCCAGGGCTTTTCTGTATTGAAGAAACGACTATGTCAAGGCCAGTATTTCAAGCGCTTATGGCAGAAATGCGACGACGTAATGATTTCTCGGTTAAGTACTGCGCTGAAAAACCAGGCACCAGACAATCGAAACGCGACAGGATTCAAGAAATTCTTGCTCAACGTTTCTCAATTGGTTCGATGCATTTCAAGAAAGATATGTACGATTTGGAAAGGGAGGTTATAACCTTTGGGCCGAGGATGGGGCATGACGATACTATTGATGCTCTTGCTTATGCTTGTAAGTATGCATATCCTCCTAAGAGTATTAAACAAGAAAACAAAAACTGGTTTAAACATAAACCAAAAGCAAAAGGTTGGGTGGTTGCATAATATGAATTATTATAATGAAATAAATACAGAGGGTGGAAAAGATTGGAAATGGACAAGCCCTATGTATATAAAATATAGAAGAAAACATAACTTAAGTACAAAACAAATAGATGATATGTTAAACAAAATATCTTGGGTCGAAAGTAAACAAGCTAATATTCAACAATATGATAATGGTCCAGGTCAAGGATTTTATCAAATAGAATGGAGTAAAGGAAAAGGTTCTGGAACATTTAAGACTTTATTACAGCAATATCAAAATGTTACTGGAACAAAACCTCAATGGGTTGTAGATGCTTTAAAAAATGATGACCCTAAGTTATTGACAAAAGAACAACAGTCTGAACTTGCTCTTGCAGGAATATATCAATCATCAGGATCTGACGATAGATTATTAAGATATTCTTCTGGAGATGTTGATGCGTTAGAAGATATATGGATTAAAGATTGGTGGAAAGGATCATTAAAAGATGAAAAATCTAAAAGAAAACAATGGAAAAATGAAATGAATGATTTTAAATACCAAAAAACAACAAATCCAGACTCTGTAACTTTAGTTATGGATGATATGGTTTCTTCTGATAATCCATTAAAACTTTAATTGTTTGGATATTTAAAAAAGTTTTTGTAATTTACGCTTAAAATTTTAGGAGTCTTAATGGCTAAACAGAAAATGCATATATGACCTGATGAAGGTACGCTACATCCAGTTGGGAAAAAGCATAAAAAAGGTAAGACGCATTGGAATAAAACTAAAATAGTTAAGGCTAAAAACAAATATAAAGAAGGAGTATAATATGCCAGAAGGTAAAGGAACATACGGATCTAAGGTAGGTAGACCACCTAAGAAAAAGAAAAAAAATGTAGTAACGCAAGGTAAAGAAACAAATATAACTTTAAGAGGTCCAGCTACTGTAAAATCTGATTTAAGAGGTGGAGCTTTAGATGAAATAGTTGCGCCTATTGCAGAAAATTTAAGAAACTCAACAAACGAAATGATATCAAACTTAAAAGAAAGCGGTAAACGTGCTAAAT